ATTTTTTTAACAATTCATCTTTAGAATATTTTTTATCTAAATATTCTTTGTACATTGTTTTTTTAGATTTTTTGGGTTTTGGTTTAGATTTTTTAGATTTTTTAGATTTTTTAGATTTTTTAGATTTTTTTAAACCACCACCAGTTGATGCTAAATCACCAACGGTACTTGCCAAATCTTTTGTTAATGTACACGAATAATCAGCACCATGTATTTTAATATTAAAGTTATTATCTAATTGTAAATTACCTCCTTTAAAGCCCAAAAGACTATTTACTTCATTTTGATTTAATTTTGTACGCATTATCTATATAATAAAAACTATTTTTTTTTTTCAATACAACCTTTTAACAAATTTTCTTGACTAATATCATTTTTAGACATTTCTGATAAGGTTTTCTTATAATTTTTAATATTTGATTTTATTTTTTTAATTTCTTCTTTAATTATTTTTTTATCTTTTTTATCAGCAGTTTTAAGTTTTTCTTCATTTTCATCTAGTTTAGTTTTTTCATTATTAATTAATTCTGTTTGAGTATTTAAGTCAGCGCTTTTAGATATATTTGTTGTTATATCGTAAAACACTGGATAGGCAAAATTTCTAACATCTCTATCACGATTTAAATAAGATATATAACCAGATATATCATTAAGATATTTTTCTGCTCCTTTATCTGTAAATGTACCAGTTTTTTCATCTAAATATTCATCTGAAAACTTATTAAAATCTTCTGGTAAAAGATTATCTTCTTTCATTAAATTTATTAATTTTATTAAATGCATTGGGTCAGTTGTATAAGGTGTGGCAGTTAATAATAATAATTTAACACTATCTTTACCAGATTTATTATAAGAATTTTTAATTAATTTATTCATTATATCAACATTTGGTTTTTCAGACGCTTTAATATCTGGTGAATAAAGTTTATGTGCTTCATCAATTATAACAAGTGTTTTTTTAAGAATGTCCTGAGATCCATTTCTTTTTTGCATAACTTTATAAATACTATTTTTACCAGCCAACATATTTGAAAATTGTTTGTAACTAATAGGCATTATCCATGAATCGCTAAGATATTTAAGATAATTATTTTTAATTATTTTTGGGATATTTTCTTTATTAATAATTTGTCTTCTAATAACAGACGAACAAACTTGTTGAAACATATTTTTCCATATATCAGATTTTAATGTATGTCTTGTTACCCATAATATTGTATAATTATGCTCTTCAAATCCTTTTGTAGCAATTGATACAGCAGAACAAGTTTTCCCTGTACCAACACTATGCCATAGTAATAAACCTTTATAAGAAGATGAATAATTAAAATAATTTGATACAAATTCTTGTGTTGGTGTAAAAGTAATTAATCTCTCGTCTTTAGGAGGTAAAGATGGTGGTAAATTTTTAGTTGGTATGGGAATAGAATTATTTTTTCCACCCAAAGTATTATATTTAATTTTTTCAATAATTTTTTTTTGTTTTTCTATGCAATTATTTTCAAAAGTAATATCACTCCATTTAAATTTAGAATATCTGTCATTAATATAATCTCTTAATTCTTTAAATTTATATAATTTACCAGGAGCTTTTAATAAATTTAAATTTAAATTTTTTTTTCGTTTACCTTTAATACCACCTCCTAATGGATTTTTTACTTTTTTAACAAGAGAAAATTTGTTATTCGATAATTTTCTATAATCAGTATAAATATTAGTAATATTTTTATTAAAATTATGTATATTTATATTTAAATTATAGTCTACCGCACCATATTTAGAAATATTTTCTAATTCTGAAGCAAATATTAGTTTGCTTAAATCTAATCCACTTTCTTTCATAAACATTTCATGCACATTAACGTTATTATTATCATCAATTAAATTATACTTAAAAACATGTAATGGCCAACCTATATTTGGAATAAATTCTAATCCTTTTTGACCACAAAATCTTGTTCCTCTTCCTATAACTTGTTTTTCATCAGATTCGGTAATTAAAGGCTCAAATATATGAACATATTTAACATCAAATAAATCAATACCTTCTTTATATCCCGAATCTAAAATAATAAATCTAATTAATTTGCCATTAATATTATCAGGTCTTTTATTAAAAATTTCAATTATATTTTTTTTTAATTTAACTGGAAAAGGTTTATCATATATTTGTACACTTGATAGTAATGCAAAATTTTTGTTATAATTTTTTGATAAATTATTTTCATTTACTTTTAAACTTTTATCATAAACATTTTGATAACCTTTAGTCATCATGCTTGCCGCAATCATTTTTGAACCAGCAGAGGATTCTTTAATATCAGTATAAATAATATGTTTAAATTTTTTGTTATAATTTTCCATATCTTTTTCATCTAATTTTTCAATTGTTTCAAGTAATTTAATAACTTTAGGAGAAGTTTTGGTTAAATGTTTTTCAAAATCTTTTAAATTAAAATTAGGTTTATCAATTTTGTGTTCTTTAAATTGTGTAGAAAAATTTGCAACCTTTCTAATACACAATGCTTTTTTATTTATTTTATTCATTAATTCTATTTATTTAAAATATAAATATTAAATATAAATAGTGTTATATGATTAAATTAAACAAAATTTTAATATTAATTATAATATTAATTGCATTAATTATTTTATATAAATATAAAAATGTCGAAAAATTTGAAGATAATGTTAATAAAAAATTAATAGATGATGATGATATTTATTTTGAAGATAATTCCAACAATGTAACTAGACAACCAATTTCGTTTAATGAAACTAACATACCAATAAGCGAAAGTAAAAAATTTTTAAACATTGCAGAAGAAAATTTAATAAGTAAAACATCAAATATTGATATACTTACATGCTCTAATAATGGATCTCTAATAATAATGATATCTAATACTGATAATATTATGTATATAAGTTATGATAATGGTAATAGATGGATTTATAAAAAATTGCCTAAATTAATTAACTATAGTAAACTATATTTAATAGAGTTAAATATTAATAATTATTTGTTAATATTATTTGGTGAAAAAAATAATATATATATTAGTACATCACTTGGTGACACATGGAAATTAATAAGTTTAAATAGGGGTAATGAGGTATGTTATTCAAATAATTTAGATTATATTTATATTGCTACAAATAATGGTATATTATTTAATAATAGTGAAAATAAAAAAATAAATTATAAAGGTTGTGATAATGAATGTTTATTTAATTATAATTTATATGATGGTATCTTTAAATTTAATATTATTAATCGCGATGAAATTAATAATAACAATATAACAAATATTGATTGTTTGCCAAGTGGCGAAACAATTGTTTATAGTATTGATAGAAAAAATATATATTCGCTTAAATACGAAAATGATAATTGGATAACAGCTTCTGGTATATTTTGGAAAAATGTAGGATTTAATAAACCAACAACTGGTATTGAAATAACAAACGAACAACTTTTAAATATATTAAAAACAAGAACACAACTATCACCTGAAGAAGTACAAGAATTAGCAATTAACAATTTAACAATTAATTCATATATACAGGTAAATAATGAATATTATAAACCTACTAATATACATTTAATAAGTGATATAAAATATATTAAAAATTTAATAGTAATGAATGATGAATTATTATCAAAAAATGGTTCTATTATAGTAAGTGATTCAAATAATTTATACGCATATTTGTATTTTACTAATAATAATTACAAATTAACTGAAAAAAAAAATCTAGAAATAATAGATATTCAATCTGAAGTATGTAAATATGAAAAGGATAATTGTAATTTAAATATACAAAAGTTAATAAAATATAATATATCAAGTAAACAAGGTTATATGTTATTAATTAATAATAATATGTTATTAGCAAATGATATATATAACATAGATAAAATATTACCAGTAAAAACATTTGAAAAAACAATTAAAAATTTTGCGATAAATAAAAATGCAAGCAAGGGAATAATAATAGATTATGATGGTAATTTATATATAAATGATGATTTAGAAAACTATTTTAAAGGAGAATCTAAATTTGAACAAATAAATTTAAATTTTAGTTCAGACTATTAAAATAGTACATATCTTTAATAATTTAAAATTTTATAAATTATTTTTATTTTAATAAATTTTTTTATGATATGTACTTTTTTTATATAAACAAAAAATAAATATATATTATTGTTATGAAATCTGGTTATTTATATTGTTATACGCCTTTATGTGAGATTGAAGTAATGTGTATAGATGTTGATTACGATATTAAAAATATTGTAAATAAAGATGATATAATATATTTAAAAAAAATAATAAATCTAAAAATAGTTAAAAAAAAAATATATAAAAAATTTAAAAATTATTTACTAATTAATAATATATTTAGCATAGAAAAAAAACAGGAGTTATTAAACTATATTAAAAAGTTTTAATAGGTTTTTTCAATTTTGGTTTAATAGGTTTTTTAAGTTTTATATTACCACCAACATCAATTGTTTTTTCATTCTAATTATATGATTTTTATTTTTTAAGTCTTGAACTTCTTCTTAAATTAGTTGTATCTTTTTCTTTAGAAGATTCTTTAGAAGATTCTTTAGGAGATTCTTTAGGAGATTTTTTTTTAGTTGATTTTTTCTTTTCAACTAATTTTTGGTCACAATGTAATAATAAAATTTCAGATATCTCTAATAATATTTTTGCAGTATCTGAATAAATTTTGTTTATAAATTTATTTTGTTTTTCATTTGTATCATTATAAGGATAATATTGTAATAAATGATATATATTATTAAGTCTTAAACTTGTTTTAGTTGTACTATCAAATAAACCCGAATATCTAAAAATTGTTGTGAATCCAATAATATAAGTAAAATGCTGTATATAATAATCAGTAATTAAAAAATTATCATCAATATCTCTTCTATTTTTAAATATTTCCTTAATATCCTCATAAGATATATAATCATATTCTTGAACTATTTCTAAATCATCAATTTTTTCTGTTTCATCGTCACTTAGTCCCCCGCCTTTTTTGTCATTATAATAGTTAAATTGTAATTTAATATGACGTAAAAATTCATCTGTTGTTTTAGTATCAATATTTAAAAGTATTGTTTCAGTATCATTTACATTATCGCGATTATTTAGATATTTAATTAGTGAATCTTCGGTTTTTTTTAATAAATTATCAAATTTAATATAATTACATAAATTAATAATATTATTTATCATTACATCAAACATATTATTGATTTCGCTATTTGATAAATTTGAAAATCTATTTTTGGATAATTTATTAATTTCGTAATTAACATATATGGTGTTAAGAATATCAATAAAATTTTCATTTTTGCATATATTTTTTTTTATATTAATTAAAAAATAGTTAAATTTATCATTATCAGATTCCCCTATATTATTTTTAATAAATTTATAAGGATTTGGTCTAGTAAAAATATTACAAGATTTAGAAGTAAAATCAAATGAATGAATAAAGGCATCTATTTCGTTTAATTTTTCTCTATGTTCTTTTTTTAATAAAAAAAGTTTATTATACTCTCTTTCAAATGATATTTTTCCAACCGAAAACAAATCAAATTTAAAAAAATTACCGCCTTTAATTAAATTATAAGTAGAATATTTAGAGGTTTTAAAAACCATTTCTTTCTAATTTAAAAAAATAATTAATTTATTAACTTAATCAATATATAAATAATTTATTTCTTTTTAGTAACTTTTTTCTTAGGAGCAGGTGGTTCAGGTTCTGGCTCAGGTTCAGGAACAGTTGGTGCTTCTTCCTCCTCTTCCTCTTCTTGTTCTTCCTCTTCTTCTTCCTCCTCCTCTTCTTCTGGTTCGGGTTCAGGCTCCTTTTTTTTAGTTTTTTTCTTTTCAGTAACAGTATTATTTACAGGAATAACATCATCGGGAACAATATCTTCGTCATATTCATCAACATCGTCATCATCATCACCATCACTGTCCTTAATAAATGTAACCTTAACATTTTGCGATAGTTGAAACTTACAACTACATACCTTCCATGAACAACCATATTTACCACCAGCCATCCATAGACCTGTTAGTTGTACAATCATAACAACTTTAGCACCTTTAAGACTTTTATAGATGTCGTTAATATCTAGTTCATTATTTTGCATATCATAACAATCCATAGTACATTTATCAGATTTAGAATCAAATGGAATTTTAGCCTTAAAAGTAGGAGGATACTTACCTAGTTCTTTACCAGTATTAGGGTCTTTATCAACTTTAACAATAGGACTAAATAGTTTTTTACAAAATGCTTTGTTATTATCAAAATCATCCTTAAACCATAGTTCTCTATTTTCAAATGCATCATCTACAATTTTATTTTCAAGCTCTTTTAGTTTATTATGAAGTTGTTTGATTTTTTCATTATCTTCCATACCACGAAATGATACATCTAGCGAAGAACCTTGTACCACTTTATCAATAGGATTATTTTCATCCTTCTTTTCTTTTTCAGAATAAGGAGGACTAATTCCATAAGGAAGATATAGTGGAGGAGTTTGAATAGTAAGTTTTTCATTACCATAATTAATATAAACTGATTTTGCACCCGATTTCATTTGTTTAACTTCAGAGTACTTAAGTTTGGACACATCAACTTGCTTGGAAAGGTATACGCTCATTTTATATTTAGATACTGTTATGTTCTTATATAATTTATAAAAATAATCATTTTTTTTTTTATTTGTATTTATAAAATTTATTTATAGTTAGAATAGTTAGTATTAAAGTTAATAAAATTAATATTAATCCTGAAAATTTAAATAAAGTAGAATAAATACATAATCCACATTTTTTTTTCATTCTAATTATTTATTCTAAAATAAAAAGTACAATCTGACTATAACCTAAAATAATAAAAGATAGAACTAATAAAGTTATTATACAATCTTTAATATAAATAATAGGAGTTAAAACACGACCAATGCCTTTTGGTGAAAGTATTATAGAAAATATAATTCCCATAAACATTAAACCAAATATAAATTGCATAGGCTCCAATATTGTGTTTAAAACAGCATAATCAGTTTTGATTCTAACATTATTTGCATAATACACAATAATAATAGTTAAATAAATAAATATTAATAATATAACTAAAAATATAACAACGACCTTTCTATGAACAACTAAACCCCGAAGAGCACCAATTATACCAATTAGTATCATAAACAACAAAATAACTCCTAATATTCCTGTAAAAACCCAGTGAATCCATGACCAATTAGTAGGATTTAATAAATCTAAAAATCCGAAAAATATATGTTTAAGAAAATGAGTAATTCTACCAAATATATGATTTAAAAAAGTTACAATTGGTATTTCGGCATCTTTAAATTCAACTTTAAACATACTTATTAATAATTAATTATATAAAAATTGAAACAATAATCATTGAAAATATTAATCCTATTATTATAAAGACAACTAAACTAGAAAACATTTCAAAATAATCTTTATATTGTGCATAAATTGAATCTCCTTGAAATATTTTTAAAGAATATATTGGTATATAAAATAAAATTAAAATTAAAAGTATTACAAAGCATATATATATCACGCTCTCTCTTTTATAATTAATATCCATTTAATAATAGAATATAAATTTATTTATGATTAATTTAACAATAATAAATGCTTTTATTACAAAATTATTTAATGATATTCAAAATTGGGCATATGCAAATAATGTTGTTATTAATGCGGGTGGATTTACAATTGGGTATTCAACATATTATTTTATTACGGGTATGTTGGCTTTAACAACACCATTATTTGTGTTAATATCAAATAATATTAGCAATTTGGCTAAAATTATTGGATTAACAAAAACGGGATACATATATTTAAGTATTCAATTAATATGCGATATAATAATTAAAATTGTAATATGGTTATCGACTATATTAATAACATTTATATTATTAGAGTATTTTTTAAACAATAATATACTTAAATTAAAAACAAATATTAAAGAACAAGAAAAAAAAGACTTTATAATAGCGAAAGCTAAACTAGAAACATCAAATAATGAAAGTATAATTGATAATAAAAAGAAAATTGATATAATTAATCACAAAGATAAAATAATTGGTGAAGAAATTGTTAAAAAAGAAGAGGAAATGATAGAAGAACTAGCTAAAAATAAGGAAAAAAAAGATTATGAAAAATTTTTAAATAGTATATTATAAAATTATTTGTTTAAATGTAAATCAATTAACATTTTAATACTATCCTGAACATTTTCTAGTTTTAAATATAGTGATTTAATACTAATTTCTTTGTCATTTTCAACAATTGGATAATAAACATATCTTTTATCCTTTTCAAATACCTTATTAAAAATTAAAAGAGGTCTTTCATTTATATTTTTAGTTGCGCTAATAAATGTAGACGAAAGTTTTAAATCCTCTATTTCATTTCTTTTAACACCTGTATTACTAGTTCTATATGGTACTCTATGTATTAATAATATAGATATATTAAATACATCAGAAATAATTTTAAAGGTTATATCATTTGGATATAAATTTTCACTTTTAACTATTATATCAATAATTTTATTTATAGAATTATTTGTATGTTTATCAATATCACTTTTATTAATATTTGTATTTTTATTCCATAAGTTAGTAAACGACGGATCATCAAATAATATATAATTATTTTTTTTATCAAATATTAATTTTTTAATATTTTTCTCTACAATATCTTTAATATCTCGGTAAGTTATTTTAATATTTAAATAATTAGATAACCACGAGACAAATTCTTCTATTTTTGAAATACTATATTCTGATTTAATAATAATTAAGTTTACCCATTTAGCTTTAATTCTAGAACGCCATTTTGTAGGCAATAATTCTTTTGAACCTTTATAAATTGATGGTAAAGAAACATTTTCACGTTTAATATCATTTAAAACAAAATTATTTGTATATTCTAATATTTCTCCAAATTTATTAGGCATATAGTCATGATAATTTATAAGTAATTTAGGTATTTCAAATGCATAATTTAAGTAAAAAACATTTTGAGAAAACACTAATTCATCTTTATTATA